CAATTAAAATCTCATAATATATAATGCAAAGAACATAAATAATATAGTATAATTAATTTTACTATACAGTTTATGTTCTTGCAAATTTGCAGTATTTAAAAGAGATTCCAAATTTTAAAATTTAAAATTAAAAATAAAAAATGAAAAAAATGAAAAAAAATTACAAAAATGTATTGACATTTAATATTAAATTTAGTATACTAAACGAGTCGAAGGAAATGGGCGCATAGCTCAGCTGGGAGAGCATCTGCCTTACAAGCAGGAGGTCATAGGTTCGAGCCCTATTGCGCCCACCATTTTCTTATAAAAAATGTTTAGGATGCTAAATATTTTTTATTTTACGGCCTGGTAGTTCAGTTGGTTAGAACGCTAGCCTGTCACGCTAGAGGTCGACGGTTCGAGCCCGTTCCAGGTCGCCATAAAAATAATAATAGGAAAGGGAACATCTTTCCTATTATTCATATAAGGCTTTATAGCTCAGTTGGTAGAGCAAGGGACTGAAAATCCCTGTGTCCCTGGTTCGATTCCAGGTGAAGCCACCAAATAAAAACCGCTATATCAATGGATATAGCGGTTTTATTATTTTAAAATTGTAATTAAAATATGCAACATATATAACATTTTAAACATATTTAGTGTGTCAAAAAGTGTGTCAAGATTATGCTAAAAATTGATTCACTTTATCAATAGAATTTTGATTATCCTGTGAATCTAAATGTGTATATATATTTAAAAGAACTTTTACATCTTTATGACCAGTCCAAATTTGAGCCTGCTTAATATCTATTCCAGCTTTGTGTAATATGCATACATATGTGTGTCGCAATTGATGCAAAGTAAATTTTATCTTATCTTCATCTTTTAAATCTTTATTTAATAAGTTTAAAACATTAGCAAGTTTTTTCTTAATACTTGTTTCGGACATCATTTCGCCTAATCGATTAGGAAAGATATAGTCACTTTTTTTATGTGTGTCAAACATATTTTTTAGTGTGTCAAAAATTATATTAAAAATTGGAACTTGTCTTTGTTCGGAATTTTTAGTATTTTTTAAATTAGGCTGATTCTTTTCAAAATACACTGCTTTATTTATTAGAATGTATTTTTCACAAATATTTATATCTTTGTATTGCAATGGAACAATTTCTTCTCTACGCAATCCAGTATAAATCATAAACAATATCATAAACGCATTAGAATTAGTTTTAGCAAGTATTTGTATTTTATCTATAGTAGATTGTTGCAAGGGCTCCTTTTCTGCCGATTTATGCTTTTTAATTTTTATTCCAAATGCTACATTTTTATAAATATAATCATTTTCTACGGCTTTATTTAAAATTTGCTTAATAGTTAGAAGTGCAACATCTTTTTTTCTAGTAATTCCTTTTTTATCTAAAACATTTAACATAGTAACTACATCCGATTGTTTTAGGCTTTTCAAGGGGATATTTCCTATATTAGGTTTTATATATAATCTAATTACATCTTTGTACATTTTTATTGTTGCTTTTTCTTTATCAGATTTATATGTTTCAACCCACTTGTCTGACCAATCTGCAACACTCATATTTTTATCATCTGCTACAGTTCCTTTTTCATTTAAATATTTGTATTCAATATACTGCTTTTCTAGGTCTTTCGGATTGTCTGAATAAAGTGTTTTTAATTTTCCATTAACGGAAACTCTTTTCATTAGTCTGCCATCGGATCTTTTTGTATAAGTAAAAGCCATAAGTTACCTCCTAAAAATAAGAATTTTCTTTATAATAATTATAAGCAAATGCTACTGTATCCTCAGATAAGCTTAGATAATCAGCGACTTCATATATATTTCTTAATCCCTTTTTAAAAGCTTCTTTTAAATCATTTGCAGAAACTAATACAGTACATTTCCATTTATTAGCTCTATATTCTTTTTGTGCAATTGAAGACAGGGAAGAAGAGCTATTATAAAAAGCATTGCAATAGTAATGTCCTAGCTCTTCTGCTAAAAGTTCTTTCTCTTCTGTAAGGTTGTTTATTTTTGAATAATTTAATCCGATATGATATTCTTTGCCTACTTTGCAAATAATTGCTTTATTTTCCATTTTGAAGTCAATTACGGATATGTTTTCTCTGTTCGCTACATCATATAATTTGTTTAGTTCCATATATTTTCCTCCATTTTTATTACATTAGTATTACAGAAATATTACAGTAGTATTAAATATGTATAACAATAAAAAAATGTGTTGTAATATTTTAAAAATAATTGTATAATATATATAACAAGTTAACTTGTGAAGGAAAAAGGCTGGGTTCCCGAATGGGAGTAGATATGCATTTGCATATTTAGAATCCTTTGCCCCTGGGGTTAACTTATTTTTTATTTTCAGATTTTATATCCTCGATTAAATTTGGATTTTCAGTAGTAAGGCTTGTAACAAAATCAATTAATTTTTGCGAACATACATATCTTTTTGATAAAGTATGATAATAAAAATAATCTTCATTATTTTTTAAATTAAATTTAGTACAAATCAAATTAAAATTAGTTTGATGTAAATTTATTGAAATATTCTTTCTTCCTAAATTTTTCATAATCATTTCTCTTGCATTTTTTTGAGAATACGGGTAGGTTGTATTAATATCTTTTAATTTATCAACTATGCATATTGCATCTTTTGCGTCTTTGGCAATAGAAAATGTTAATTTAGCATCTTTTTGACTTTTTACTACTTTTAAATTTAAATTAATATTTATAGCAAGTTTATCATTGTTTTGGCTCTCAAGAATGTCAATTGTTTCATTTTTTAATTTAGTATACTTATCAAATATTTCATTGCCATAAATGCCCAAAATTTCAGTATCATTCATACTACTAGTATTTGTTACTAATGATAAAAAAGCAGTATCAATTTTATTACTTATATCAATATTAAAATAATCATATATTTTCTGAGAATAATTTAAAGTATTTGCTTGTAAGAAAGGAAGATATAGCTCTTCCATTTCTTTGATAATGTAATGTGTTGATGTATTTCTTAAATCTATAATAATTTCCAAATTTCTTCTTACAGGATCCTTTTCATTTGTAATAATCTTTCTTAAACAATCAGTTAATGCAATAGTCCTATTAGGTTTATCTTTATAATAAATACTAGAAATTCCCATATTTTTTACAAGATATGATTTTAGTAATAATTCCCAGGCATTACATATAAAAAAAGAAAAACCTTCTAGTCTGTATTTTATTGTAGGCTTATTATATATTTCGATTGCTAATAAAAATGCTTCTTGTGATTTCTCTAACATTTTATAAAGTAGTAATTCATTTTCTTTCATATGTGTATCTCCTTCTTATTTATTAAGTATCCTTTTTCCCATATTTAATCTGTTTGTAAAATCTAATTGCGTCAGCAATTTCTTCATCTGTTAAGCCTTCTGCGTCTTTGTGGTATGCAAAATCAAACTCTTGTTTTATTTCTGCATCTGGTTTGCGAATGTCAGATTTGCACATTAGGTAATCTAAAGAACAATTAAAAATTTCACACATTTTTATTTTAACTTCGTCGCTAGGCAAATTAGAACCACTTTCATAGTTAGCAATACTACTTTTTCCTTTCACAGATGCAATTTTTTGAGCTAGCTCTTCTTGTGTTAAATTAAGCTCTAAGCGTAGTTGTTTAATTCTTTTTCCAATTAACTTCATATCATCATCAGTCATATATATATCTCCTTGTTCATTTTTTATAAACATTATAGCATAATGTTCAGTGAAAGTAAACAATTAAAAAGTTTTTTTCTTACAGCAAAGCAGGTTGTACAATATTTTTAAACTTTTTTAAAAAAACTATTGACAAGTTCAATTATTCTGTATATAATCAGTACAACAAAACTGAACAAAGGAGGTGTGACATGAAAAATAAATATAGCAAGTATGTAAATACAGACGCTTTAAAAAAAGCAAGAGAATCTAAAGGGTTTTCATATAGAGATATGTCAAAACTTATGGAATTTAAAAGCCCTGCAGCTTACTTCAATATCGAAAATGGATTAGTGGAACCCAAAATTTCACATATAAATAAGATATCTAAAATATTGAAAATGCCAAGTTCAAATTTTTTTAACTTTAAAGTACAATAAAACTGAACAAACATGTATCCAAAAAATCAGGAAGAGGTGATTTAAATGGCAACTAATATATTAAGTAAAAAAAGAACAAAGTATGTAACTGCTAAAGAATTAGCAGAAGAGTTAAGTACAACAACAATGCAGATATATAGAATATTTAAAAGACCCGAAATGCAAGGTGTTCTAATAAAAATAGGTGAAAAATCGATGAGAGCTGATAAAGATCAGTTTTATGAAATATTAAAGCAAATATACAGATAAGGATGTTTAATTCAAAAATTTAATTCTAAAAAAATTCACGTAAATTTGCACGAAAGAATTAAGAAAAAAACGAAAGAAGGTGAGAAGATGGAAATAAAATGCACGGTAGAAGAGCTAAAAGAATTATTAAATAATAAAACACCAGTTGCTGGAACAACTGATGTAAAAATAACAGCCAATATTATTTCTGATGGAAATTTAGGCTATCACTAGAAAGTATTATTTTTTTACAATCGGAACAACCGTAAGCATCTACAGGCAATCCTGATGTTGCTAAAAATGCATTTGAAGATAAATCAACTTGAGTTAATACATATTTAACATTAGGAGAACCGGTTTCAATTTTTCCGATATGAGTTTAGCAGAGGCAAAACAAGTTTTAGGAACATTAATATTAGGAAGTGCAGTAATAGCTATAGCATTGTTATACATAGCATACAAATTTGCAGAAATAAGCTATAAGAAAGTACACAAAACAAAGAAAGTACATAAGGCAAAAAGAAATGTGAATGTGATATTTAACATAGACAGCAAAGACAAAACATTACAAGAAACACAACTAGAAAAGGCGCAAATGATTAAATTATTAGGAGGTATTTAAGATGAGTAAAAGAGAAAATTTAACAATAATGATCAATAAGCTAAAAGCAGCAGATACAGTAAAAAATCTACAAGAAGAGTTCGATGAAGTATACAAGGATTTAAAAACAACTAGAGCAGAAATAGGACAAGCAATAGACAAAAGAACAGAAGAAATGCAAGAGGAGATGGCTAATATTCTAGCAAAAGCAATTACATATATGCTAAATGCAGAAGATAAAGAAGCATTAAGATATTTAATAAAAGAGTATAAAACAATAAAAAAAGACTTGTCTGACAACGACCAAGAAGACAGACAAGTAACACTTAAAATACTTATGTAAAGTATCTAGCTATATATTAACATAAATTTGTGAGAAGTGCAAGAGGTAAAAGATGGATCTGTTTAACGAAATAACGAATTTAACCAAATACTTAGATACATTAGTAATAAGTTTAAAAGAAAATGGAATAAAAAAAGCTGAAGCAGAGAAAAAATACAAAATAGTTTTAAGGCAAGAGGCATTAAAACTAAAAACAGAAAAGAATATGCCAGTAACATTAATAAATCAAATTGTGTATGGAATATCTGAAGTCGCAAATTTACGTTTGGATAGAGATATAAAGGAAACAATATATGAAGCAAATTTAGAAGCAATAAATGTAACAAAATTAAAATTAAGAATATTAGAAAATCAGCTGAACAGAGAATGGGGGATTTCTGGAAAGGGGAAAATTTAATGATAGTAACCAATCTAAGCGGTAGTTTTAATCCATGTCCAAAAAATCCAATAAAAAAAGAAAATACAACGACAAAAATAAGGCAAAAGTCAAAAAAGTTAGCAAAAGCAGAGAAAAACAGATTTAGTATTTTGCAGGAAGAAAATGGAAAATGCTTTATTTGTAATAAACAACTGAAAAAATTAGATAAGCATGAGGCATTAGGTGGCTCAAATAGGCAAAAAAGTATTCAATATGGGTTAGTTTATTACTTATGTAGAAAGTGCCACCAAAAAGCCGACCTGGATAAAAATACAAGAAATAAATTACAAAACTACGCAAAGAAACAATTTATAAAAATATATAGTAAAGAAAAATTTTTAAAAGAGTTTGGAAAAAACTATATAAAAAAGTAATTTAAAAAGTAATAAAAACGCACATTGACAACTGAATAGTATATCAGGCAAACGCAGTAAATACAATAGTTTCAAGACTTGGAAAAATATTTAAAAAAAGTTTAAAAAAAGTGTTGACAGTATGTCATAAGAGTGATAATATATAACCATTGAAAGAGGAAAGGAGGTAAAAGCCATATGTTAAAAGCAATAAAAAAAGTGCTTGCCGACTACCAATCAAAACAAGCACAAGCTAAAAGAAAAGCTAATAATCGCAAACAGATTAAGCTAATTCTTAAAGGTTTAGAAGAAAGGGGATATTAAAATCCCCAACTTCCCTTAATGATTATATATTATTAATATTGTAATTGTCAAGGGAAGGAGCTTTTATATATGGAAGAGAGAAAATTGAAAATGAATTTTTTTAAAAGTGGAAGTGGTTCAATAAATGCTAAAGCTACACTTCCAGTAACTTGGTTAAGAGCAATAAACATTACTCCAGAAGAAAGAGATTTTATTGTTACACTTGACGAAAAAAACAAATCATTAATAATTAAAAAACAAAATTAAAAAAACTATTTAATACTGCATCAGCCTGAGAAACTTTTCAGTATTAAATAGCCAATCGAAACCCTTGAAAAAGTGTTTCTATATATAATTATATAGTAAACACGCAAATTTTTCAAGTGGTTTGATGAACGAATTTGAAAAAGGAGCGTGTTTTTATTATGGGATTAATAGAAAGTTTAATAACAGGGCTATTTATTATAGTGATATTAGCAATATATGCAATTATAGGATTTATAGGATTAATGCTTATACAATTAATAAGCTACAGAGTATTTAAAGTTAATTTATACAAAAAAATAATCAGAAAGTTTATGGAGGTATAAGGTTATGGAAGAACAATTAAAACAAGAAAATCAAGAGCTAAAAGAAAGAATTGCATTTTTGGAAAGAGCATTAAAGAGAGGAAGTGCAGGAAGTACAAGTGCATACAACGAAATTAGAGCAATGATAATTGAAAAAGTAGAAAAGGAAGTTGAACAAGATGAATTAGATAATGGAAATACATATAATTGGACAAGAAAAAGAGCAGAAAAGAAAATAATGAGCGATTTAAAGTGGGATTTAAGAGTAAGAACAATAAGTGATTTTAAATCTGAACACATTAAACCAGCACAAGAATATATAAATAATTATGTTTTAGAAGATGAATACAAACATTCACAATGGAACAGGAAAGGATAAAAAATGGCAGAGAGAAGATTTTTTTGGCTAAAACTAAAAGAGGATTTTTTCGATGAAAAACAAGTAAAATATTTGCGAAAACTTCCAGATGGGGACAAATTAACAATAGTATATTTAAAAATGTTATTAAAAAGTATACGAACAGAAGGAGTATTAAAATATGACCAAATTTTACCATCGTGCGAAGCGGAATTAGCAATGATTCTGGATGAAGATGAAAATATAATACGACTATTAATAAATGCATTACAGCAAATGAGATTAGTAGATGTAATAGATAATGGTTCACTATATATGACTGCAATAAAAGATTTAACTGGTTCTGAAGGTACATCTGCTGAAAGAATGAGAAAACTAAGAGAAAAAAAGAGAAAAAGCAATCTTCTACCGTCACATTGTGACGCACCTGTGACACGGCAGTTACGTAGATAAAGAGCTAGAGCTAGATATAGAGAAAGAGCTAGATATAGATATAGAGATAGATGATAATGAAAAAATTTCTAAGATAACAAAATGTTATGAAGATAATATTGGATTAATAACACCAGCAGCAGCCGAGTTGATTTTTAGTTATCTAAAAGATTTTAAAGACTACAGGATAATTAATGAAGCAATAAAAACTGCATCTATAGCTAATATAAGAACTGCTAAATACATAAACGGAATATTAAGAAGTTGGTTAAAAAAAGGATATAAAGTATTAGCAGACGTGCAGAATGAACAAAACCAAAAAACGGAAAAGAAAGAAGAAAAGCCAAAAGAAGATTATAAAGAAATAGACACGAGTATTTTAACAGACGAAGAGTATGCAGACATAGTAAGAGGGAAAACAACGTACGAAGAAATAATGAAGAGAAAAGGAGTACAAAATGAGTGATGAAGAGCTAGAAAAAGCGATGCTGTACTACTTGATATATGAGCAAGAGGATTATGTGCTAGATGAAACAGATTTTGCATTTGAAAGGAACAAAAGAATAATAAAAGCAATAAATGAGTTAAAAGCAGAGAAAAAGGAAATATCCATAATTTCCTTGCAAAGCAGAATAAGTGCAAATAATAAACAGGTAATAGAGTATCTAACAAGTTTAAATGAATATGTATATGCAACAACAGCAGATTACATATATAACCAAGTAATAGAGCTATCTAAAAAAAGAAAGTTAATGGAATTATTACAGAAAAGTATTACAGAGCTCATGGAAGCGGAAAACATAGATATATTTATGCAAGATAAAATAAAGCAAATAAATAAAATAACAGAAATAAATGAAAAGGAACAGACATTTGTAGAGCAGGTAGTGGAAACATCTACAGAGATAGAAAAAAACACATTGCAGAAACCAGATTATACACTATATACAGGAATAACAGATTTAGACAAAATGATTTGTGGATTGCATAAACAGGAACTAACAATAATAGGTGCAAGACCTGGAGTGGGAAAGACAACTTTAGCATTGCAAATAGCAGAACATATAGCAGAAAGAGGAACAGAAACTGCAATAATAAGTTTAGAAATGTCTGATACACAAGTAATACAAAAATTAATAAGCAGAAGGGCAAGAATAAATAGTTATAAAATGCGTATGGGAACATTAGAGACAAAAGAGCTAGAGCAAATAGGTATAGTAAGTGCAGAAATAGCAGAGCTACCAATCCACCTAATAACAAAAGCAAGAACAATACAACATATAGAGAATATAGCCCGTAAATTAAAAAATAAGAACAATTTAGGACTAATGGTAATTGATTATATACAACTAATAAAAAACAAAGGGAAATTTAATTCTAGAGAGCAAGAAGTAGCAGATATAACAAGAACACTAAAGTTATTAAGTTTAGAGCTAAATATACCAATTGTTGGATTATGCCAATTAAATAGAAATGCAGCAAGACAAGAGCCAACACTTGCGGATTTAAGAGAAAGTGGAGCAATAGAGCAAGATGCAGATAACATATTATTTTTATATCAAGAAGCGGAAAGTACAGAAACAGTAGTAGATATAACATTAAAACTAGCAAAACAAAGAGCAGGAGAAACTGGAAAAATAAGCTTAAAGTTCAATAAAGCAAATAGCGAGTTTAGAGAGGTGATAAGGTGTTAACGATTACGAAAGAAGATTTTACTGATTTAAACGAAATAGAGAAAATACAGATAATTAAAAATATATTACAAGGCAAAGTAATATTAAAGGAGAGTGAAAACAAATGAATGAAATAACAAGAGAAACTAGAAGAGAAAGTTTTATAAAAGTAAATATAAACGAGAGAGAGGCACAAGTACTAGAAATCTTAAAAGATGGAATAGAAAGAACAGCAAGAGAGATAGCAGAAGAGATGTATTTAGCAGGTTACACAAATATACCAGATAGGAATAATGCAAGTCCAAGGTTAACTCATTTACTAGAAAAAAGACAAGTAATTATAGTTGGTAAAACAAGAGATAGTGTAACAGGTAAAAGTGTTGCAATATATAGGATAGCAAGTTAATGGATAGACAGAAGTACGAAACAATACCAGATTGTAAATGTGTAACCTGCCTAGGATGCAATCTGCTAGAAGATATAAACTTTAAAGGATATTACAGGTGTAAAAATTATGTAAAAGGAGTGAAAGATGGAAGCGGAAGAATTATTAAAATATATGCTTAACTTCTTCCAAGACATAGATAAGCAACTAAACAATAAAAACGAAGAGCTAAAAAGAATAGATATGCAACAACAAGATATATTGCATTACATAGAAGCAAGAAATTTAAACGCAGCAGGATATGCAAAAGCTGGAAAATTGCTAAAAGATATTAGACAAGAGCGAAGAAGAATAAAAAATAATATTGAGCAAATGGAATTAATACAAGTATTTACAAGAAAATATAACAACAAAATGATACAAGGAGATTTAATACAAACACTAAAAGGTTTAAGTACAATAAATAAAAGACAAGCAGAACCTAAATACATATGTAGAACCAATATTTTAGAAAAATTGGAAAGGAGAAATGAAAAATGAAAATTGATATTTATAATACAGAAAAAAAATACAACATTATTTATGCGGACCCGCCATGGAGTTACGGAGATGTACATACCTGGCATAAAATGGGTGGGGGAGTAAAAAGACATTATAGTACAATGTCGATAAGAGAAATAAAAGAGATGAGTACTGTTATAAAAAAAATAGCTGCAGATAATTGTATATTATTTATATGGGCAACATTTCCAAATTTGAGAGAAGCACTAGAAATAATCGAAAGCTGGGGATTTATGTATAAAACGCTTGGATTTAGTTGGATTAAAACTAATAAAAAAAATAAGAAACCATGTTTTGGAATAGGTTATTATACTAAATCCAATTGTGAGGTTTGTTTATTAGCAATAAAAGGAAAACCTGGAAATTTAATTAAAAGTAATAAAGTAAGTAGTTGTATTATAGCAGAAAGAAGAGAACACAGCAGAAAACCGGACGAAGTAAGGGAAAAAATAACAGAGCTAGTTGGAGAGGTTCCAAAAATAGAATTATTTGCAAGGCAAACAGCAACGGGTTGGGATTGCTGGGGAAATGAGGTGTAAAAGATGGACAAGATTAAATTAATATTACAATTATTAGCAATTGCTTTTAGCGCATTAAGCCTAGGCTGGTTTATAGGCACTATAATAATACTATATATAAGCTGTGGAGGGTAGAAAAATGAAAGATATAATTGAAGCAGGAGAGTATGTTAGGACTGAAAATGGAAAAATAGATAGAGTTGCTAGTCGTAATTATTACATGGGAAAATATATAGAAGCAGAAAAAGACTATATTTTCTGTAACAACATAGTAAAACATAGTAAACAGTTAAAAGAATTACTAGAATTTGGAGATATAGTTAAATACAGATTAAAAAATTTTAAGTACACAAATGTAACTAGAGTTAATGTGATACGAGATGTAAGAAGTAATAAAGAAAGCATACTAATTGATGGGTATAATCTTGAACAAATAAATATATTAGAAATACTAACAAAAGAACAATACAATATTAATTGTTATACAGTAAAAGGAGAGGAATGATACATATGAAAACAGTTGATGAGATCATTTCTGAAATAGAAGAAACAAAGAATAAATTTTTGAAAGCACCTCGAAAAATAAAAATAAAAGAGAATGTATATAAAAAAATAGCAACAAAAGCAAAAGCACAAGAACAAGCAAATATAATAGAAGTGTTAGATACTAGAAAACAACCATTAAATACGTTGCGTGGTTTAAAAATAGAAATTGATAACAGTATAGAAAAAGATTGGGAGGTGTTTTAAGTGAAAGAAAATAAAGTTTATTGTGCAGAAGGCGATCCAGATTATGGATGTATATTTATTGCAGCTAAAACAAGTAAGGAAGCTAAATATATCGCGATGAGTACTTGGGTAGCTGAACATTTAGACAATCCGTACATAGAGTTAAGAGTAACAAGATGCTGGAACATAAAAGAAACAAATTATAGTGGAATATTAGATATTTACCAAATAAATGAATTAGGATTAAGTTGGTGGTCGTGTCCAAAATGCGACAATGAAAAATTTGAGATATTAGATGCAGAAACATATAAATGTAAAAAAATGTGGGAATATAAACTCAATACCCTATATTTAGGAGGTGTTTTAAGTGAAAGAAAATAGTATAGAAGAAGATATAAAAAAAATTGAAAATTATTTAGCAAATAGTGCCATAAACGATACAAATAGTAATTTTTTTAAAAATGGTGGCTGGGAGACAGTAGATTTGGAAATACCAGAAGCTATGCAACATATTTTAACAAACTATAAAAGAGTATTAAAAGAAAATAAAACATATAAGAAACAATATTTTGGTTTAATAGATAAAATAGAAAATAAAATAGATAAATTTGATTATGAATTTGAAAAAGCAAAAAGAAAAAATGATAATGATAGAGCAGATTATTATTGGGATTTAATTAGAAATTTTATAAAGATTTTAGAAAGCGAGTGATTTTTTTGACCAAGGAAGAAAAGAAAGCTATTGATGAATTGTGGAGATTTGATTGTTGTTATAATGAACAAATAAAGGCAATATTAAATCTAATAGAAAAACAACAAGCAGAACTAGAAAAATACAAATATTTATATCAAAAAGCATTAGATAATACAATAAAAGCAGACAAAGAGAATATACAAAAAGATAAAATAATAGAAAGAATTTACGATTTTATTTGGGAAAATGACTGTTGTAGATATTTTTCTAAAAAACATACTATGTGCAATCAAGTGTTAAATTTTGATAGTTGTTTAGGAAATTGCAAAAGACATTGCATAAATAAATATTTTGAAAAGAAAGTGAGGGAAGAAAATGATTGAAAAAATAGAACGTTCAAATACTTTTAGTTTAGATTTTATGCAAGATAGCACAAATAAAATATTTACAGATAAAATTAATGAAATAATAGATTATATAAATAAAAAAGAAAGTGAGGAATAAGTATGAATAAATTCAAAGTAGGACAAAGGGTAAAGATAAAAGCAACTGGAAATGTTGGGGAAATATTAAAAGTACATTCGCCAGATATTAGCTCAATAGGTTATTCTAATCATTGCTATGTTATAGAAGTTGGATGTTGCTGTTATGACTTTACGGTTCATGATTTAGAAGAAGTAAAAGATATATTAAATTCAAGAGAAAAAGAATATTTAAGTAATGTAATTAAACCATTTAGAGATAGCGCTATAAACATTAAAAAGTTTGAAAATTACAGAGATAGACAAAAAGAATATATAACAATTTATATCAAAAATGATTTTGCAATCAATTTGCCAAACTTTGAAAAGAACACAATGTATAAAAATATGGAAATCAATAAAGCGTACACATTAGAAGAATTAGGATTATAAAAATTAATAGATCGTAAAAAAGGGAAATAAGAAAAAATGGAACAGAAAGAAATTAATAATATTAAAGAGCCATATATAAATAGCGAAACAGGAATAGCATTAGGAAACTGGATAAAAGATACAATAGAGAATTGGGTTAAACGAAATCCAGATAAAATATTAGAAAATGCGCTAAATGAGTTAATACAACAACAAACAAAATTTTTAAAAAAATTAGGAGGTACATATGGGAAAGAGAAAAGAATTAACAAAGGAAGAAAAAGAAAAAATTGAAATAGCTAAGCAAGAGCTAAAAGATTATAGAGAAAATATTAAGTATATAGAAGAAAAAATGAACGATACAGAAGAATTAAAGACAAAATTAGAAAAAATTACTACTACATTATCTATAACAAAAACGAATACAAGTAACACAGAGACAGATAAATTTGCAGATGGAATAAACAGACTAGAAGACTTAAAAATAGATTGCAACAAAAAAATGGAAGATTTAATAGTTAAAAAATTTGCAATAGATCAAAAAATAGAAACTTTAAAACAGCCATATAGAAATATATTGTTTTTTAGATATACCAGAGGAAAAAGTTGGGAAAAGGTAGCAGAAGACTTGGGATATACAAAGGATTACACCTGTGAGTTACACGGGAAGGCACTATATTTATATTCAAAAATTTAAAAAACCCATAAAAACCCATAGAATCCCACATAAAAAATGTGATATAAATATAATAGCAAATCTATAAAAGATTGCAGAATAAAAAAATAGGACATTGAATTATCCACATAACAACCTAAAGAAAGAATTAGTTATATAACATAGCTAGTTCTTTTTTATTTATTAATAATATCAATATACTAGGCAATTGATATATAATTTTCCATATATGTTCAAAAAATGTATTTAAATGCAAAATAAGACAATCCTAGTTAAGTCTTAAAAATATAGTAAACAATAATATAACATAGAATCTAATATATCCTATAATTATATTATTGTTTAGTGTTTTTTTAGAAAGGTGTGTAGTGTTATGGAAGAAAAATTAAAAGAATTTAAAGAAAAGAACTGTAAGAATTGCAATAAGAACATAGACTGTAAAATAATAAAAAATATAGAAGGAGAATTAGTATGCGTGCAAGAAAACTAATCTACAACGATAAATTAATAACAGAACAGTACACAGCACAAGAAAAAGCAGAGCATAGAGAAAAATTAAATAATATAAAAGAACAGTTACCAAAGCAGTGCAAGGGCTGTTCTTTTTTAGTTATAACAAGTATAAAAAAGCAAAAAGTTTACTGTCCATATTTAATTAAGAGCGAATGTTTGAGAGGTGAGAATTAGAAAGGAGAGATATAAAATGCATTTAAAAGTAAAAACAAAAAAGAAAGAAAATCTTTTGGCAAAAATATCTAAAGCAAAAGATAATTTAGCAGTAAAAGTGCTAAATAAAAAAGGATATAAATGTGATAATACACAAATTAGTCAAATCAAAATAAATACTCAATTAAATTTAGAGCAAAGAAAAGTAATATTAGAAAATCAAAACGAAAATTTATCTAAAATAGGAAGTTATTATATCTGGGAAGCAGATGTAACAATAAAAATAGTAGATGTAGTAACAGGAAAAGAGGTATAAGATTATGTGGAATATATTTTTAGGAATTATATTAAGTTGTGTAGGAGCATTAGCAATACTTATTACTCTTTTTATTTGTGTTGCAATATTAGATACAATAATAAAAGATTTTAAAAGAGAATAAAAGAAAGAGAGGTAATTTTATATGACAGATGCACAAAAAAGATTTTGTGATGAGTATTTAATAGACCTTAATGCAACAAGAGCATATAAGGTTGCTTATCCTAATTGTAAAAAAGATGAAACAGCAAGAGCAAATGGAAGTAGACTGCTAACAAAAGCTAACATCCAAATATATGTATCAGATAAAATAAAAGAACGAGAACAAAGAACAGAAATAACACAGGATATGGTAATAAAAGAATTAGCTAAAATAGCATTTTTAGATATAAGAAAACTATATACAGAAAATGGACAATTAAAAAACATAGCTGATATGGATAGTGAAACTGCAGGAGCAATATCATCATTAGAAACTTTAGAAGAATATGAGGGTTATGGAGATGACAGAGAAAAAATAGGTGATACACAAAAAGTAAAACTATTAGATAAAACAAAAGCTCTTGAATTGCTAGGAAGACATTTAGGAATGTTTAAAGAGAAAGTAACGATTGATGGCAATGTTAATACAAATAATCCATTTTCAGGAATGTCAACAGAAGAATTGAGAAAGATTTTGAATGAATAATGATGTAAGAGAAGAAATAAAAAAACAAGCACGTTTAGAATTAGCTAGACGTGATTTTTTTGAGTATTGCAAGTTAACCGCCTCCGATTTTTATAAAGAAGAACGAAGCTTTTTAAAAGATTTATGCTATCAATTACAAGATTTTTATAATAGTGATGAAAAAGTGTGTGTAATTAATATGCCACCTAGACATCGGTAAATCCAGAACTGCTGGGAAATTTGTAGAATGGGTATTAGGAACAAATCCAAATGAAAAAATAATGACAGGATCATATAATGAGGATTTGTCAAGTTCATTTGCAAAATCAGTAAGAGACACAATAGCCTCTGAAAAAACAGAAGGTGTAATTGTATATAATGATATATTTCCTAATACTAAAATTAAAGATGGTGAAGCAACGCAAAAAAAATGGGCATTGGCTGGTAGTAAGGTATCAAATTATCTAGCAACGTCACCAACTGGTACTGCGACTGGTTTCGGTTGTACAATAATGATAATAGATGATCTTATAAAAAATGCAAAAGAAGCCTATAACGAAAACACATTAAAAAATCATATAGACTGGTTTAATAATACAATGCTATCAAGAACTGAGAATGGATTTAAATTAATAATTATTATGACAAGATGGTCTAGTAATGATTTAGCAGGATATATATTAGAAAATTATTCTAATGTAAGACATATAAATTACAAAGCGGTCCAAGAAGATGATTCAATGTTGTGTAAAGATGTGTTAAGCAAAGAAGATTATGAATTTAAAACAAAGAATATGAATAAAGATATTGTTTATGCTAATTATCAGCAAGAACCAATAGATGTAAAGAATAGATTATATACATCATTTAAAACTTATGAAAAATTACCGCCAGCACATTATGTTATGAATTATACAGATACTGCAGACGAAGGTGATGATTATTTATGTTCAATAGATTATCAGATGTATAATAATGAACACTATATTTTAGATGTTATTTTTACACAAGATCCGATGGAAGTAACAGAACCAGCAGTAGCAGAAATGATGACCAAAGATAATGTTGGAAATGCAAATATAGAAAGTAACAATGGTGGCAGAGGATTTGCAAGAAATGTAATAACCAATTTAAGAAAATTAGGTAATAGACATACAAATGTTAGATGGTTTCATCAAGGAGACAATAAAGTTGCGAGAATATTAAGTAATTCAACAGGAGTAATGAATAATGTATATTTTCCAATAAATTGGGAAGATAGATGGCCAGAATTTGCTAAACATTTAAAGCATTATGTAAGAACTGGTAAAAATGAACACGATGACGCTGAAGATTGTTTAACAGGAGTATATGAAAATCCAAAACCTAAAAATACAAATATGGCAATGACCAATAAGTCATTTATAAAAATGTAACATCTACTAAGTAGGTGTTTTTTTGATTGGAGGAAATAATGTTAAGATATAGCAAAGAAAGATTAGCAGAAGAAAGAAGTATAACAGATATATATTTTAAAGCACAACAAGAATTAGATGTAAGAAAAGAACTATATGAGAAGTTCAGAAGAAAACTAACAGACGAAGAATTAGCAAGTTTAGATGATGAAGATATAAAAGTGCCACTAGAAAGATATATATCAATAATGTCTGCTGGTTATTTTGGTGGAAAGGCACCAACTTATAAAGTAAAGGCATTTAATGAAGATAAAGACAAAATAATAAGAGAACTGTTTAATCACGAAACTAATGACGAAAAAGAAATAATAGAAATAAAAGAATTAATTAAACATATAAATGACTACAATAATGATGCTTCACATTTTTTACATATGGTATTGGATTACTTAATAAAAAGGGCTTGCTATGAAATATATTACAAAGATAAAAAAACAGGCGAAATAACAATAGCGAGAAGTGACGCATTAGAAACTATCGCTATATGGGATTATTCAGCTAAAAAGAATTTAATAGGTATATACAGAATAATTCGCACATATATGGCAAATGGTGAATATCAACAAATGATAGAATTAACAACATCAGACGGAAAAAGATATTATTATGACACCCCTGAAAAAAGGAAAATATTTGGTACACCAGCATATGAACAAAAATTTAAAGATGAACCATTATTTAAAGAAAACGAAAAAGAAAAACAACCTAAAAAATGGGATGATGATATACCAGCAACTGCAATAGAAAATTGCGATGGAATGGCAATATTTGAACCTGTAATAAGTCTAATAAGAGCATATGAAAGATGTATTCAAAATTCTAGAAATGTATTTAAATATAATGATGAAGCAATATTGGCAGTAAAAGGATATACACCAGAAAATCCAATGATTATACAAAACGAAAAAGGCGAGGATATTATAAATCCTGCAAGACAAAAAGAAGATGAGTATGTATTAACAAGTAGAGTAAGATACTTAGATGGAAGTAGAGAAGTTGATAGCAATTTATGGTGGGTTGAAAAGAATGTAAATGATACAGCATTACAAAATCATAAAAAGACATTGATGGATATTATTTGTTTGTGTTCATTTTGTCCTAATATGACAGATTTAGGTTTTACACAAGCAGATAATAATGCAGCACTTGAAAAGAAATTCTTCAGTTTACAACAATATATAGCAACATTTGAAGGAGATTTTGAAGAAGGATTAAAAAGAAGATGGAGAATAATATTAGAAAAATTCAATAAAGAAAAAGGCAAAACATATGACTTTAGAGATATTGAAATAAAACTAAATAGAAATTTACCTTCTGATGTAGCAACAATGATTACTAATGCATTAAAAATAAGAGGATTAGTAAGTGATGATACGGTCATAAACTTATTAGGACTTGATTTAGACAGCACAAGTGAGTTAGCAAAGATGAACTTACAAAATGAAGAAAATATTCAAAAGAATCTACAACAAATGCAAATGATAGGACAAGCAGAAGTAAAGCAAAACAATCAACAAGAAGAAAACAAAGATGACAAAGTAACAGATTTGACAGACCAACAAAAAGCACAAAAACTAACTGCAGACAATAAAAAAGAACAAACAAAAGTAGTTAATAAGCAAATTAATAAAGAATAGAGGAATATAAATGAAATATAGAAAAATTCCAATAGAAATAGAAGCATTTAGATTAGGAATAGATTTTATTCCAGACTGGTTTATGGATAAAGTATCAAGTAATGAAATTATATTACATGGAAAATCAACAGGTTTTCAACATTATGATGATACTAATGCAGATATACAAACGTTAGAAGGAGTTATGCATGCAAATTACGGAGATTATATAATAAAAGGAATACAAGGTGAGATATATCCATGTAAACCAGAAATATTTAAAAATACTTATGAAAGGGTTTAATATGAACATATGGAATTATCACGATACAAAAATGCAAGAATTAAAACAACTATATAATAAAATATCAAAACAAACACAGAACAGATTCCAAGAAATCTTTGATACGTTTAATTTTACATCAGAGAACATATATAATATAGCTGATAATAAAACTAAAAAAAGAATAAATACATATATAGAGCGGTTGGAAAGAACAAGGATTATTAAAGAATAACAACTATTTTACTGCGTTAGCATATGACATTTATAGAAGAACAAGAGTAAAAAATAGCGAAATACTAGAATTGCTTATTTATAGTGCATATATAGAAGAACAAAGCAAATTAGAAGAACAAGAAAAACAGATAATGTATGAAGATACTAATTATTATTATGAACAGGGTCAACAAGAGGTAAAAAAAAAGAAAAAGCCATCAATATTAACGATGGCTTTATTCCTTGCATTGTTAGATCAACCAAACTATAGTGGCTTTAATTTAAAACAATACATTGAGATAATAATCAAGTACAATACAGAACAATTGTACAAACAAGTAATTTATGATATAATGCAACAAAAAGACCTAGAAATCGATTCCAGTGAATTTAAAACGATAATAAATAGGCAAAATAATCAAAAACTCAATATAAATAATGATAAAATATCAGGTTATATGGACATGACCTTAATTGGTTTAAATAATCTATCAAAAGTAGAAGGAATAAAATCAGTTGCAGAAGACAATGCAAAGGTTAAATTCATTGCAGTAGAGGATTCAGTCACCACAAAAATGTGCCAAAGCTTAGATGGACAAGAATTTTATATTAATAAAGAAAATGTGTTCGATAGATATTGGCGGAGAGACACAAAAAGAATTAACAATGCAAAGAATACGATGTCAAGGACTTGTTTTAGGATTAAATCTCCCAACAATAATGCATCATTATCATCATTGTAGAAGCTATATTGTGTATTTACCACCAATTGCAAAACAAGAAAAAACAGAGTATAATAATGTTGATTATATAAGAAAAAATAACTATACTAATAGTAAGAATCTAGATAGAAATATAAAGAAAGCAATAAACAAGTTGCCAGAGAAAATTCGAAAACTTATAAATGATACTACATTTGAAATATCAAAAAGTAATAGCTATTATGATAGAAAGAATAATGCAATACATTTATTAAGTGATAGTAATGAATATGAAATATTGCATGAAATTGGTCATGCAATAGAAACAAAATTAGATTTATTACATGATAAAAAATACATAGAAATACAACAAAATGGGCTGAATATTAAAGAAATACATACAGACAATATAAAGGGGTATGGAAAGGAAAATGAGTTTTGGTTAGATGGAAATAAATTTATTTCAGAGTATCAAAGAAGAGTGTATGAACAAGATATAGATGAAAATTATAAATTAAATTATTTAGACTTTACATTTAATCCTAAAACTTTAGGAGAATATTTTTCAGAAGGATTCAGATGCTATTTTGAAGAAAATAAGTTATTAAAAAGAAAAGATATAAACTTATATAATTATATTAAGGAGGTCTTAAAATGACAGAAAAACAAATTCAAGATTTGTTAAAAAAAGAATATATTATTGATTTAGACAAAGAATTAATTAAGATATATCCTAATGGATTTGACATTAATAAAATAGATAAAAGAATAAAAGCAAAAATAGAAGAATTAACCAATAAATATGATAGCATACAAAATCCAGTTCAAATAAGAAAAAGCAAATAGCACTTACATTATAGTAGGTGCTTTTATTATGGAAAGAAGGTGAAAAAATGAACGATAGAGCAAAATATTTAGCAGTAGATGAAGAAAAAAGCAACAGAATACAACATATAAGAGAATGTTTCTCAATTATCTATGATGAAATTGATTTAAAGTGCAAATCAAGCAGAGAAACATCATTAGCATTAACTAAACTAGAAGAAGCGCAGTTTTGGGCAATAAAAGGAATAACAAAGGAGGAAAAATAATATGTACATTAATCCATTTTGGTGTGGAGTAATAGCCACAATATTAACAGAATTAACAGGAATAATAGGATATACAATATATTTTAGTATTAAAGAAAAAATAAATAAGTTATTAACATTTTATAATTATAAATTTTAGACGTAGATGTACGTCTATTTTTTATGCCTTTTTACTGATTGCAGGCTATAAAGAACAACAGAATATAAGTAACAATTTGGGCTTTAAAGAACAAATTGAGACAAGGAGTAAAAATGAAAGAAGAAAAGGAAGAAACTGGGGCAGAGATCACACCTGAAACAGAATCTGAAAAAGAAATCTCATTGGATGAATTGTTAGCTAGTAATAAAAAATATCAAAGTGAGTACGACAAAAAAGTCGCACAAGCTATGAATACAAGACTAGATAATGAAAGAAAAAAATGGGAAGAAGAACAAAAAAACAAATTAGAAGAAGCTGAAAAACTTGCAAAGATGGATGCAGATGAAAAGAAAAACTATGAACTAGAACAATGGAAAACTAGGGCAGAGAAAGCAGAAAAACAAAATTCAATAAATGAATTAAAATCTGAAACTATTAAGCAAGCAACAGCAAAAGGAATACCATTGGATTTTATAACTTTCAACTTTGAACATGAAACAGCAGAAACAATAAAAAGTAAATTAGAGACATTAGAAAAGGCTGTAAAAACCGAAAGAGAAAAAGTAATAAATGAGTATTCTAAGGAACCACCTCCAAAAACAGGAGACATAATTGAAGGTTCTAAACCAGAAAGTCAAATGACTTATGAAGAACTTTGCAAATTATCAAAATATAAAAATTAAAAGAAAGAAGGTATAAAAAATGGGAGATTATACAAGTACAGGAACATTTAACAAGAAATATTTTAACGAACGAGCATTTGGTGCTTACTACGATACAATTCCACAAGAAAGATTAAATTTATTAATAAAATCAGGAGTATTACAAGGAAATAAAAAAATAAGAGACTTATTCACAACACAAACTGGCGCTGAATATGGAATAATTCCAATGGTAGGAAGATTAAAAGGTAAACCAGTAAATTATGATGGAAAAACAAAATATGATGATGGAAAAACATTACCAACATATAAACAAGGAGTTGTTGTAATTGGTAGAAAAGATAAATTTTATGAAGATGATTTTACATATGATGTAACGTCTAAAAAAGATTTTATGAGTCAAGTTGCAGACCAACTAGGCGATTACTGGGATAGTGCATGGGAAGATATATTATTAATTATAACAAAAGCATTATTTTCTATGAAATCAGATGCAGGTAAAATTTTTGCTTCAAAACACACATATGATATATCAGGAGAAACTGAGTCATCAGTAGCTGAAACAACATTAAATACAGCGTTACAAAAAGCATGCGGAGACAGAAGAAGAAACTTCAAATTAGCAGTAGCAAATTCTGTAATAGTAACAAATTTAGAAGGTAAAAAATTAGTAACAAACTTAAGATATAATGATCCAAATGGAATTGAAAGAGAATTAAATGTTTATACATGGAATGGAAAATTATTAATTGAATACGATGAAATAACAGAAGAAAGAGAACCAACATATGCAAAAACTTCTGATACATCTTTGACAAAAGGAAAAACATACTATACAAAGAGTGGTTCAGGAGCTAATATAAAATACACTCTAGTAGAAAACCCTGTAGTAGGAGATATTGCAAACTACTATGAAATTACAGGATATGGAGATTCTAAATATGTTACTTATGTTTTCGGTAAAGGAGCCTTTGATTATGAAGATTTAGGGGCAAAAGTACCTCATGAAATGGATAGAGATGCTGACAATGATAGAGATTACTTGTATGAAAGACAAAGAAAGGTAATAGCTCCTCACGGTGTTAGTTACTTAATGAAAAATCAAGCGACAGATTCTCCAACAGATGAAGAATTAGCAGATGGAGCAAACTGGGATTTAGTAGAAGGTTCTGATGGAAGTTCATATAACCATAAAGAAATTGCTATAGCAAGAATAATTTCAAAAGGATAGAATAAAAGTTATTTAAAAGTTTGGAGGTAATAGAATGAGAACTAATATTGAAAAGATAACAAGTGACCTAGGTCCTAACTATAAAGATACAGACAAGGAAATAATTGAAGAAATATACGAGGAAATAAATTCTATTGCCTCAAACATCTCTGGATTAAGAAAAGAAGATAAAAGATTATATCCGTTAGTAAAAGAAGCGGTAAAAGCAACATATATTGCAAGAGGCGCAGAGGGTTTGGCTAGTCGAGGTGAAGGTGGAATGTCTAGTACATTTAATAGCATTATTGACAAGCTAAAGAAAGATATAATATCAAACAACTTAAGGAGGTTGCAATAATGTTAACGAAAGATTTAACAAAAGTATGGATATCTGAACATACAACAATAAATGACCACGGAGAGAAAGAAAAAAAATGGAAATATAAAGGAATAGCTTGGTTAAATTTGCAACAAGACTTAAATGAATTAGACAGGAAAACTAACGGAGAAGTAGACTACAGCATAGAAAATGCACGAACAGATATGGAATATAACATTGCAAAAGGTGATGGAATATCCTTAAAAGATATATCTAAAATAGAACAAATAATACCAGATTACATAGTAACAGATAATCCTAAAGTAGGAAGAAATACCTTGTATAAATTGGAGAAAAACAATGGGAATTAGTTGTAAAATAAAAGTTAAGCATAATTTTAAAAAAATCGAAAAGATACAAAGTGGTTTGCAAAACAAAATAGGACAAGCAATAGAAGATGTATTAAAAAATATACAAGGATATGCAATAAGACTTGAACGAGGACATAAAAGCGAAGGAATATTAATTGAATTAGTTAATATGCAAACAAGAGAAATAAAAGGTCGAGTATATGCAGACCCTTCAAAATTCTTAGGAGAAAACGGACAATCCTATTTATGGTTTGAATATTTTGGAACAGGACAATATGCAGAGCAAAAGCATATTGGAAACACAAAACATTTTATAGAAACAGGTTATACAGAATGGTATATTCCTGTACATAAAGTAGGTAGAAAACTAAATTTCCCAATAACAACAATAAATGATACACAGTTCTATGTAGCAACAGGTATGAAAGCAAACCATTTTTTAACAGATGCAGAATTTAAAACCAGAGCAGAAAACAAAGAAATAATAAAGAAAAAAATAAACGAGATTATAAAGGAGGCGTGCAAGTGAGAAATTTAAGTGAAAAGGAGTTTTCTGATTTAATGTTTGAAAAGCTAGAAAGCTTGGGATATGAGCAAACATTACAGTACCCAACAACGGAAAGTGTATTTCCATGTATCGAATTGCACAATCCCTTAAAAAGCATATTAAAAACACATAATGCATTTCCTATATTGACAATGTTTCAATTTTCAGTTACATGCTGGAATGCAAAACAAAGATCATGTATGGATATGGCAAAAGAAATTGATAATAAATTACAAGAATACAATTTAACCAGAACAAACACAAGTCCGTTAATTTTTGATAACACATCAAAAAAATATGGATTAACGGTAACATATGAGGTTCGCTATAATGGAATAACGAACGCATTTGAATTTATAAAATAGAAAGGATGATTAATTATGGCAGGAGAAATACCAGATGTATCAACTTTGACAAAAGTTTGGTACTCAGAAACCAAAGTTGGAGAAAGAACACAAGTAAGTTTTACTTCAGAAATTCCACAATTGGAGCAAGCACCGGATGCAATAACAGCAACTGTATTGGATCTAGACTATGAATTAGCACAGCCAGGGATAAGAAAGGCAGAAACAATAGAAATACCGATATTATATACACATACACAACATAAAAGATTAAGAGAATTAGATAAAGACAAAGAATATTTCTGGTTCTTTGAATTACCAGAGTCAACAGCACAAACTAAAGGAAAACCACTTGTAAGATATTTTACTGGAAAAATAAGAATTACATTAGATACAATAACACCAGAAGAATTTATAAAAGATAAGATGTCACTGTATAAAACATCTGCTGTAGAAGAAAATGAAGGGTTTCCCACAGCCTAGTTCTGATGTAAGTGTCACATCAGGACAATCAGAAACAGACACTAATATAGAGAAGGCAAAAAAATAAGCCTTCTCTCTTTTGCAAAGGAGATAAAAATAATGGAAATGATAACAAAAAATAAAAAAATAAGTTTAGTATATAGAACAAGTAAGATTGTAAAAATAACAAACCTTTTAGATGGAAAAAGTTTTGAAGAGGTATATTTTAAAGCTTTAACAGAAAAAAATCTTGAGTCTTTGTCAAAGATAATTTTTATATTTGCAGAAGATTCAGATACAGGGATATCTGCATTCCAAATTTTCGAAGAAGTTTATGATTTTATAGATGTATATATGGAAGAAAAAAATAAAACATACAATGATATATTTAAAGAAATTGCTGAGGATATAAATAAAATGGGTTTTTTCAACAAAAAAATGAAAAAAGAAGAATTGATGGAAAAAATAAACAGCGATATAACAATAGATATGAACGAGATAATAAAAAAATCAGCAGAGAAAGCTGTAGCAAATATTGCAGAGGAAGAGTTCAAGTTTTCACGAGGCTAGACGATATAATTGCCAATATTCAAACTAGCCAAACTATAGAGCAGTTAGTATATGCATATGAACCACTTTGTTATTATTATGGGATGCAACCAAGGGAGTTTTGGAATTGCGATTTTAAAAGAGTAACTTTGTATTGTGCAAGTAATACTATAAAAGAAAACGAAAATTATAAACAAAGTATAATTTTAAATGAAGCAGTAACAAATAAAATAATACAAGCACATCCATTAAATAGAAAGCCTAAAATTGTGCCATTAACCAAAGTGTTTAGAAATTTTTTTGAAAAAAAATAAAAAAACGACAAAATTCGACACAAACAAAAAGAAAAAATGATATAATGTACTTATTATTTTTTTAGGAGGTAAAAGTTATGGCAACAACAGCACTAGTATTGGGAATATTGGGAATTGTAACATGCTGGATACCATATGTAGGTATGATTTTAGGAGCACTAGCTGCAATATTTGGATTTTGTGGTTATATAACAAAACATAAAGGAATTGCAGGATTAGTATTAGGAATACTTGCAATGTTTTTTAGCTTTTTCTTTATTATTAATCCAAGTAATAATACAAGTATATTACAAAACAATACTCAAAATGAAATTGTAGTAGATGAAACTGAATACAAAGATGAATGTATAGAAAAAAGTTATGAAGAATTAGCACGTAATCCAGACAATGTTAAAGGAACAAAGGTAAAAGTAACTGGAGAAGTTATACAAGTAACAGAATATAATAACAAAACTGAATTAAGAGTAAATATAACAAAAGAAGAGTATGGATATTATACAGATACAATATATGTAACATATGTTCCAAAAAATGGAGAAGATAAGATATTAGAAAATGATATAATAACCATATATGGAACTGCAAAAGGAGATTACTCTTATACATCTATAATGGGAGCTAAGGTTACATTACCTAAAATAGATGCAGATTTTATTGAAATTAATAAGTAAAAACAGAAAAAGTCTTGAAAATCAAGACTTTT